TGCGTCGGCGAGCGGCCCGGTGACCTGCTCGACGAGCCACATCAGTTTTTTGAGGACAGCCCTTCGCCGGTCTTAACGTCCGACGTCGACCAGGCTTTCCAGAGTTCGTCGATAGGATCGCCGGCGGTGTCGTCGAGCCCTTCGAGGACCGCGCGCGCTTGAGGGCACGAACCCCGGTCGATCGCGGCGAGCTCGACGTCGACGTTCGTCGGTAACGACCGGATCTTGTACAACCACGTTTTCGAGAAAATCGCCGTGAACGGCTTCAACCCGACGACGGTCCCATCAGGGAACGTATGTAGGTACAGGTTCTCGGTGTCGTAGTGCTGCGACCAGTCGTAACCAGCCTCGCCGGGCTTCGGCTCAGGGGTCGGATCGACTTCGGGGGTTTCGTTGTCGGGCTTGTCTTTCGGCATTCTGTTCACCTTTGGCACCACCCTCGGCTGTGAATGGAAGCCTCCCCGCGCCGCGCCAAAGGTGGAAGGACGGCGCGGGGAGGTGACTCGTTACTTCGCAGTGCCCTTCGGGGCGTCCGCAACCACGGCTTCGGCCTTCGCGTCGGCGGCGGCCTGGGCGGCAGCCTTGTTCGCTTCGGCCTTCGCGTCCGCGACAGCAGGATCCTTCGCGTCGACCTTCAGCGGGACGGTGCCGGTGGCGTCGTTGAGGACGGTGTACACGTAGCTGGTGAAGCCCTGGCTGTCCGGGAAGATGCTGTACTTCGCCTTGTACACCGACCACTCGCCGGGCTTCTCGACGATCGGGTCCAGGGTCTCCAACTGCGCGTCGGGGATGCAGCGACGGCGCTTGGTCTTACCGTCGACCGTGTCGATGATGTACGCGCCGTGCTCGGGCATCTCCACGGAGTGCCGCACAGCGATCTGGGTGCCGTTCGTGGCGTCCGCCGGCGTCACAGTGACGTTTTCGGTGCCGTACAGGGCGGCGAGCAGCTCGGGGTTCAAGAACTCGATGAACGTGATCTCGAACATGTCATCCATGCTGGTCTGCAGCGAACGGACAACCTGGCCGTTCCAGTCTTTGCGCTTCTCGATCGAACGCTCCGACATGTAGGTGTAGCCGTCTTCGCTGACGCCGCCCAGACGGATGCACTCGGCGGGCCGATCGGACAGGGCGTCGGTCGGAAGCGTCACGGTCTGCGGCAGTAAGAAGATACCGCCGGTGACGTTCGGCTTACCGACGAACGTGTTCTTCGACAGCGTGTGCGCTGTAGGGGTTACGGGTGCGGTCATGGTTTTCTTTCCTCCGGAAGGTGTTACGGGAAAAACACCTGGGACTGAACCGTCCAGGTGATGTTGACCTGATAGAGCGACCGGTCAGGCAGGTCAGGGTCGTCGGTCGGGAACGGGCCGTTCTTCTCGACCGGCTCGGACACAAGCTGCAGCTTTTCGCCGCTGTCGTACACGTCGACCTCCATTTCGGGGGCCGCTCTCATCACCGCCGCGCAGATCCGCGCGAGCGTCGAGCAGTACTCGTCCTCGGTGCCGTACACCTGAACGATGATTTGCACCCACTGCGTTCTCGGGCAGACCTCCGCGCCGGGAAGCGCGAAGCACCGAATGAACCAGTCGGGCAGAGGACTCGGGATGCGGGTGGCGACCGGGACACCGGTGATGCCTTGCTGCTCAAGCCCGGTCAGCAAATACTTACGGGCAACCCGATCCATATCGGGCCACATCAGCAGGTTGTCGTCCACGGCTAGTTGCTCTTACTCAACGGCTGCGCGGCGCGCGCGCGGAGCAACGCCTGAGTTTTCGCTTCGTGGCGGGACGCGCGTAAACCGGTTGTTCTCACCCGGTAGCGGGCGCGGTGCTCGTCGCCGGCTTCGTACGCCTCGTAGTACGGCTCCGTCGCCGCCGGCGACGTCGTCGACGGGATCGCGTTCGCTTCGGCGGCTAACGCCTCAGCGCGGCCGGCGACTAACGCCTGCGCGCCCGGTGAGGTTCGTAGAGCGTCGAACCCGGCGTCGTTACGCACGAACTTGATACGCATCAGCGGACCATCCGTAGTTCGACGACCTGACGGTTCGGTGCGAACCCGTACGGGCCGTAGTTGTAGTTCTTCGGCAGGCCGGTCACTTCGAAGCGTTGCGCCCCGACGATGAACCGGTCGCGGTGATCAACGCCGACGCTGACGTCGACGACGAGCGCGAGCTCTGCGACGACACGATCCGAACCGGTAGGCGGACCCGGTGGTTCTTCGGAGTCCAGCGGCCACCAGAAGCAGCCAACCTCGACCGGGTCTAACCAGCCGGGTGTGATGTTGCCGTGGCCGTCCGGTTCACCAGGGGTGTACGCCTCGTGTAACGCGTTGAACCGCAGAGGGAAAGCACTCACGACGCGTAGCCATCCCAGAGCGGTTGGCCGTTACGTGTGAGGTTCGCCCCGCACGAACAGTGAGGCTCGTTGAACGTTTTGCAGCAAATCTCGGCGTGGCAAGCTGACGCCGCCGGGACGGTGTCGTAGTTCCATGCTCCGCCGCCGGAACTGCCGCCGGCGTTGCACATCGCCTTTAACTGGTCTTCTTCCTTATCGGTGAAGAAGCCGTTACGCCGAACTGTGGTGTCCACCTGGATGGCGAACGGCCCGGCGGTCTGCGACGTGATCGACCCGGTGCCGGCGTCATACCAGCGGCAAATCGCCTGCTTGATGATCGCCTCTGCTGCGGCGGCGTACTCGAAACGCGGATCGAGAATGCACGGCGCGATAAACGCGGCGTAAGCCATCGCGTCGTCGATCATCGCCTGCGCTTGATCCGGCGGAATGTCAGGTCGATACGGCTTGAGATCGTCGGGGGTGATGCTCACCGCAGGCATGGGAGTCCTCCCGCTGCGGCGGGGCCTGGGATCGCCAGGCCCCGCCACAAACGGTTGCTACTTGGTCGCAGCCTTGGGGGCGGGCTCGGCCTTGACCGGGTCCGGTGTGACCGGGGTGCCCTCGATGACCGAGAAGTGATCCTCAAACACGTACCATCCGTAGACGATTTCCGTGCGGAACAGGATCTCGTTGTGCCCTGCGAGGTCGCGGCCGGCGTTATCCGGATCGCCCCACTCCAGCATGCGGAAGGGGAAACTTTTTTGAATGCCCCAGCGGATGCCGCCCTGGAAGTCACCCAGGATCGCCTTGACGCCGTTATCGGCGGCGTCGCCGTCCTTGGCCTTGCCGGACACGGTCGAGCTGGTCGCGGAGTTGACACCCTCGAACGACGAGATCCCGCCGCCGAGACCGAGCTCGGGGTACTTCTTGCGGCCGTCCTGGAAACGCGCCGTGGACAGGGTCCAGGCGTAGGACGGGTCGAAAGCGACACCGTTGACCGGGTAGCCGTCACCGATGACCAGGCCGGCGGCCTCTTCGAAGTCCATGTCGGGCAGCGTGCCGGCGGTAACCCGCTTGGTGGTGTTGTTCAGGTAGTTCGTCCACGAGGTGATCTCGGTGCCGGTGCGCGGATTGAGCCGGTAGTACAAGCCGAGATCGAGTGCGCGCGCGACGGCGCGGGCGCACTTCTCCTGGTACTTGTTGAGGATCCCGAGCTGGTAATCCTCGTCGGCCCAACGGAACTCCTCTGAGGTCCGCATCTGGACGACCGCCTTGTGCGGGACGGCGGTCACGAAGCTGGGCTTCGCAACGTCGGATGACTTGTGCTCGGACTCCTCGACGAACTCTGCGGTCAGGTCCTCGTCGAAAGTGATGATGTTGACGTTGCCGAACCGCATCGGCTCGCCACCTTTGAGCGCGGCGACGGTGCTACCCGTCTTGACGCGCTCGACGATGCCGTCGGCGATGTTGGTCGGCAGGAACAGGTCAGTGCTCTGCAAAGCGGACATGGCTTTTACTCCTAGTTGATGGTTTGTAGCTATCCCTTGCCGTTGATCGACCGCAAGAACTCGCGGTTCGGATCAGACGAACCAGGACTCGGGTTACGGCCCTCACCGGGCACATAGTTTTTGCGCTTGCCCTGCGCGACGAGCCGTTCGGCCTGCTTGAGTAACAGATCCGGTTCGGTGGCCGTCAGTAACAGATCGCCGTCCTCCTGCTCGATCCCATGTAGGGCGATCAGGTGGGCTTTAAGTGCCTCGGAAACCTTCGCCGGTACTGCTGCTAGTTCGGCTTGGGCTTGCGCGAGACGACTTTCGACTTCTTTCGCTTGAGCGGAAGACTTCTCGGTTTCAGTTTTGCGTTCTTCTTCGATCTCGTCGAGTCGTGCTTGTCGGGCGTGTAGTTTCGCCTTCTGCGCGACGAACGCTTTCACCAGAGGGTGATCCTCCGGGTACTGCTCGAAGTCCAGCTCGGCGGTGTCCTCGGTTTCCGGTTCGGTTACCTCGGCCACCGGTTCGGTTGGCGCGATAAAGGTCGGCTGCGTCGATTCGGACATTGCGGTGTTCTCCCAATTTCTGGGTGGCCCCGATCCGTTTGGTCGGGGAGGTCTCTTTAGGTGAGGTTCGCGTTGATCCAGGCGCGCGCCGCAGCGTTCGGGCGTTGCCGTTTCACTTTGCGTTCTTCCTCGGTCAGTCCGGCATACCTTGCGGACACTTCGTAACGTTTCACCGGTAACGGTTTGCCGCCCCACGCCGGCACGGCTTCGCAGTAGCAGTCGTCGTGGCAGGCGAACGTCGCCGTCGACTTCGTATAGACCGCGCCCCGGTCGGCGACCATCTTGCAGAACGCGCAACCGTTGATGCGGGTGCGCCGCTGGTAGCCATACGACTTCGGGTCCGCCACCGAAGAGTCGAGGATCGTCTTGTTGCTGGTGTTCACGATGCGTTTCTGCAACCCGCGTTCCCCGCGTGACTGCGACGACAGCAGGTTCGGTACCGCGAGCAGCAGCGGCTCGATCGCCCAGTTCGCGAGTATGTCCGCGCCGAGATCCCCAAGCGGCTCGACGACCGCCTGGAAGCGACCCGCGATTTCGTTCTCTTCGCGCAGCGAGTCGTAGTAGTCGGCGGCGACCGCCGCGCCGGCCAGGGCGTAGGTATCGACGAGGCCGGGCATCAGTTCGCGCAGCGCGGCGGCGATTAACTCCGGATCTTCGAGCGCGTAGATCTGCGCGAGCTCGGTAGTCGCCAACCCGGTGACGACGCGAAGATCAGACGCTAGTGACGTCGGCATCTGGGGTAGGCCGCATCTGCTGGATCGCCTCAAGCGCGGAACGCATCACCGTTGTCGAGCCAACAGTGCGGCGTTTCTCCGACATAGCCTGCGTGATCTGCTGATCGGACAGTCCGAGTAGTTCTAGACCGACCGTGGTTTCGGCGAGCCACGGCACCGCCGTGAGTTGCTTCATCCCGGCGTCGGCTTGCGCCGCCCGCGACATATACATCGGGGAACGCCACTTCGTGCTGATCGTCGACCACTCATCGGGGATCGACGACTCGTTGTTCTGCATCGCTAAAGCGCGCGCCATGAGCCGTTGAATCGGCGGTGTCCAGCCGTCGGTCGCCGCTTCGGCTTCCCTGATGAGATCTTCCCGGGCCGCGATGTAGGAGTCCGCCGACGTCGGGTTCGACATATCTGAGACACCCAGTGAGGTAATCGGTATCGACGTTTCGCCGGCGAAGAGCTGCGCCTGCTGTTTAAGAGCTTCTAGATGCGGGGTCGGTGACGCGGCCGGGAACTGCTTGACTTCGGCGCGCGCCAACGATTCGGGGGCGTCGTTATCGTCCGGGATGCCCTTGATGCGGCCGATCATCACCTCCCAGGACGGCTTCTGCGAGCCGTCAGGGTTTTTAAACACCGACATGTCCGCGCCGAGCATCCACATTTCCGGGAAGCTGTAGACGTCCATGTGCGCTTCGAGCCGGATGACGGTGCGTAGAGCTTCATCGTGGTGCGACATCACCGCACGGCTGATCCTTGAAGAGCCCCACGGCCGGTCCGTGCGCGGCTGGAAGATCAT